ATAGCGCTTGTCAACGTAATCGGTGGACAGCATGTTCCAGCCGGTGTAATTGTTGATAAGCCCGTCCGCGTAAGGAAGAAGCAGCTCAATCTGGGCGAGTTCCATTTCGGATAGCTCGTCAATATCTCTATTTAAGAATAGGGCTACATCTTCCTTCGTGGTATAGGACATTATTTTTTCCTTGGTTTATCCATTTTGGCTTCAGGAGTTTCGATAACGAGGGAATCTTCCGGTGTTTCAACAGGCAGTTCTTCTGCTTCAACTTCTTTCTCTGCAGCTGTGTCACCCACTACTTCAAACCAGTCGGGAAAGTCAGCAAGCAGACGCTCTTTTTCTTCTGCAGGAAGTTCCAGCCCTACCGTAGTCTGTCCTACCAGCAACGAGCAAAGTGGTCCGTCGTACTTCTCTTTACACTTCAGTTCCATACATTCTCCTTTAAAAGCAGGGAGGGTATTGCTACCCTCCCTTAGTAATATTAGTTGGCGTAGTTAATGCCGATTGCGTTAGGTGTAGAACCTGCACCAGTTACCTTCTGGAAGTCAAGACGCTGGCTACCAATCAGGTTGGTTGTCTGGTTCAGTGGGTTTCTCCACAGTTCCAGACCAAACTCTTTACGATCACCCCAGAGGAATGCATCTGTATTGGTGATGGCGAAAGTACTGAGTGAGCTGGCACCACAAACTCCAGCAGCGGTCAGGTTGGTGATACCGGTTGCAAGAACACCACCAGGAACGTCTGGGGAGTCAACCAGTGCTTTGTTAGGCATAAGCTCAGTGATAACGATTGGGATGTTATCAACACGGCCCAGTTCACCTTTCAGGATTACAGCGTTGGAGCCGTAAGTATCAAGAGTCTGATAAGCACCACCGGCAGTTGCAGCAGTGTCCTGAAGCAGGTTGTTGTAGTCAGCGATGGAGCAAAGAATTGCCATCTTGGAAGGGGAAACACCAAACTTGCCCATAAGAGCACGCATTTTACGGATGTTGGTTACGTTGCACTTACCGGTGGAGCAGTCATACTTGGTACCAGTAGCCAGTGCGTCAGCACGGATACCACTAGCAATCAGACGACAGTCAGAAGCGTCAAGTGCAGTAGTTGTGTAGATAGTAGGAGTCTTGTCACCATTCAGCGCAACAGTATCCTGAGCAAGAGCGAAACCACCAATCAACTGCTTACGGCAGAGGTTGAGGATAGCGACGATTGCATCCTGATCGAGTTCGTCAGTGAATTCGACGATGCTCATCAGTTTCTGTGCAGTGAAGGTAATCTGTGCATCGCCTGGCTTGCTCTTAGTAGGTGAACCACCCTCAAGAGTACGCTTGGCGATCAAACGGCCTGGTGCGAAAGGCAGTTTGAAAGTTGCATTAGGCATATTGATACGACCATACAGGCCAGCAAGCTGCAGATTGAGGAAGATCTCTTCCATCAGCTGTGAAGAGAAACCAACAGGGATGAAGTTATCGGCAGTAGTAGTTGTGGAGGCATCAACGTCACCGAAGGCTTTGATAGCGTCGGCATAGATGTCAGTGGTGATAACTTTTTCCCACGACTTTGCGTCGAACAGACCTGTCTCTTTGTTGACACAAAGATGCTTGGCGATGAACAGTTCGTCCATACGGGTTTCGAGTTCTTTTTTGTTTACTTCGGTACGGGAGCCAGACTGTGCCTGAAACTGAATTTTCTTCTCGTTCAGTTCTGCCATTACGCCTGCCAGTTTGTCGGACAGTTCTTTCACTTCGCCTGTCAGGTCTTTCTGGGCTTTTTCAGTCATGATTGCCGTAAGCTGTACAATATCTTTCTGCAAACTTTCTACTTGCTCTTTGAGTTCCATTGGGTAATTCTCCTATAAGTTATTATTTCTCTTCTACGAGAGCTTTTAGTGATCCGATGGATTCTGATAGAGACTTGATAGACTCTACGTTAGCTGCTTTTTCTTCTTCGGTTTCTTCGGGAGTTGCTTCTTCCTCAGGAGTAGTTTCTTCCTCGGAGGCGGGTAATTCCTCTTCAGTTGTCTCTTCTGCTTCGGCTTCAGCGGCCTTTGTTTGCTCGGCTTTAAAGGCATCCAGTGCTTTAGCAACTTCTGCCTGGACTTCTTTAGAGACGAGAGCATCGATGTAAGATTTGGCGTCGACTTCCTGAAGTTCGTCCAGGCTTGCGCCCATGCCGAGGACTTCAAGCTCCTTGACCTTATCTTCCGACAGCATGTCTCTTAGTTTAAGTTTCACATGGTCCTCACTTACTGTTTTATTTACTGCATCTTTTGCAGAAGAGCTTTCGGGGGAAAGGTAAATATCTCCTGCAGAAAAGTTTCCGTCATTCATGGATTTTATTCTGGTGAACTGTGATTCCGAGTTGGCAGGTATCGAGACAACCGACACTTCGTAGAGGAGCGCTTTCGTGATAAAGAAAACTTCTCTCCCCTCGATCTCCTTGTACTCGCCCTTCAGTGTCCGGAAGCCAACAGAGAACATGGTGACAAGGCCTTTATCGATCTTGTAGAAGTCCTGCTCCTCCATCGCTTTTTCATGAATTTCACAGGTAACTTCCAGACCGTTTGCCTGCTTGGTTGCCTGGAGCCCTTTGCCGATGGTGTAGTCGCGGTTGTGTTGCCACAGTACCTGCGGGTTTTTGTTCCACACGGAAAGGTCAAACCCTGAAGGAACCATGACATCACCGGAGTGGTCTATAAAAGTTGCTGCTGAGTTGTTAAGGTCACCACAAAAGTTGGCGAATCCCTTGATCTGTATGACTTTCCCTGACTCTTCTTCACATATACAAGGCATTGCCCCACAGTCTGGGCATGCTACATCCTTGGTCTCGAAAGGAAAATATACGTGGAATTCCTTGGTAGAGAACTCCTCAGGTTTTTGTTTTTTCTTGAGTGCCATTTTATTACCTCATGTATTTTATATACTTTGGTAGGGTAAATTTTATTAACAGTTATCTATAAATAAATAATTATAAATATAGATACACCTCAATTATTTTATTACGGGTATAACACCGAGTAAAACTTTGCTTGTGTCCACTATGTACGTCCGTGCTTCAGGTAGTACTAACCCCGTAGCTATCAGGATAAAAACAGCGAATACAACCCCGGCAACTATCCACATTCTATACCCTGTCAGTGTTACTTCAGTGGGTTCCATTGTAGTCTCCCTATTGTGTAATAACATCAATTAAGCAGTATGTTCGTAAAACCGTGGGCATGGAAACAGTACTTTTAAGTGCATCCTGAACCATCACCAACGTAGACAAGGCAGCGGGTAGCATGACTACTGTCCTCATTTAGTGGCCTCTGGTAGAACGGTTGCAGATCCACGATAGATCTTCTTTACCTTCCCGCCTATCTCAAGTTCGATATCATATTTATACGTACTCTTGACTATTGCTGCAGTCGTGGTATGGGCAAGAGAAACAAACATAAGCCCTGCATTAACGGTTTGGTCGGCATCTGCAGCGCACACAAAAGTGAACGCAGGCAGCACATCAGTATAAGACTTGCGCCCCATACCCCTCAGCGTATAACCAGTAAGCGAAAGCGGTATACCTGCTGCATCTTGCACAACGATCTCCCACTCAAACGTATCACCCTGAATAATCTCTATATCAAGTTGCTCTGCCATGCCATACCTCGCTGTTGTGCGTAGTGTTATAAACCGTATCGAAAACTGTCTTACTATTGCGCCCCATGCTGAACTCCACGCAGCGCCCCATGCTTTACCCCATGACGAGGCCATTTAAGGCCCCCATGGATTTTCTTCGGTGCCTGCGCCAGAGATAGTGGAATCGCCAACAGCTTTGATGTTGGCGTGAATCGGAGTTGTGGCCGCTGCTGATAATATCGCGCTTGCGACCTCAGCTGCTGTTGGAGCTGGTACCCCGGATATGTTAACTGTCACCACCTCAACCTGTGGCGGTACATAGTTAATATCAACCCGTATTGTCGGACTCAGAACAGACCTGTCGAAACAAGCAACGCCCTCCTGCCCGTCATCAGTGATGATCGTACCCACCACCGTCAGCGTGTGACTCGTACCGCCGTATGGAATCAGCCGTGTACCGCTATTCTCAACTACATATCGCTCGGTGTATTTCCCCCCACCTTTCGGGTCACGCCCCTTGGCAGTGAGGTACAGCGGGAACTTTCGCAGTGCCTCGTCAGTTGCCCGAAGCGTCCTCATCTCCTTATAGACATCAATTGGATTGAGATCCACGCCCACGGTATCAGCACTCAGGTATATGTCACGGTTCGGCCCGTCTATGTGGTCAATGAGTGCCATTAGCTCTCCAGTATAATGTAGC